TGCACGAGACCATCCTCGGCCATCACCTTGTCGGCAGGCCGTTGGGTGGATATCACGACCATACCGAACAAGCCAGGGACGAAATATTTGGTCAGCGCCTATGTGAACGTCACCGGCGGCACTATCTCGATGAGATCGTATGGCGACATCAGTGCAAGCCAACGTGTCAGCTACGCGTTGACCGCCTCCGCTCCCAGTCCGATGTCGATGTATTATTCCGTCAGGTCAGGCAATCCGACCGTCACCGTGATCGGTATGCTCATCTGCACGTGGGACGAGTATCAGGCGAACAAGACCCTGCTCGACAGCATCGGATATTTCACCGGGGACACGATGCCGCTCGCCTGACCCCTTTGGGGGTGATGGCGTGAGCCTGGTAACGAATCTGATTCCAGATCCACTCCTCATGCTCCCGAACAGTGCCATCTCGACATGCGAGGCGACCGTGCAGCATGTTGACCCTGATGGCATACTCGTTACGCCGAACAGCGGCGCTGTCAATCCTAGTGCCGATATCCTACTGGGCGAACCGGTCTCCGGTGATCTCCATCTGAACTTCTGGATTTCCCAAGTGCCGGAAGGTAGCAGATGGTATGAGAATGGTATCTGCTTCATAGCCAACAAACTATGGACTGGTGGAGTTCTGTTGCCTCATGACAATACAGGCGGAAACACGTTCCTTGGTTTTGATTTTCGGATGGATGATGCGAAACGCATCCAGTTGAAGTGTCCGCTGAATCACCCGCTGCGATTCTCGGCAATCAATCTGATGACACAAGCGGACTGGAAGGAATACAAGAAGCTCGTCCCAAAAATGGACGCACTGTACGGCGGTCTCATGCCACTGCAAAACTGATTTTCTAAGGAGACGTAATGTGTTTCAGACATTTCTAGCTGGTTTTGGCGGTGTGGGCGGCGCGTGCGCGCTCATCACACTGTTGCTCAGGATATGGCCGGGCGCTTTGAACGCGTTGGCGACCGGCCTGTACGCGCACGTGCGGCCCGAACGCCTGCCATACGATTCGCCGCTCTCGCAGCATTTCGCCAAGACCCGGCGTCTCGGCGAGCGTGCCGAGAAATTCGATGGCCGGTTGGACTAGCTCTGCCGCGACACGATCAAGAACACGATCATCAGCCTGATCTACGGCGACCAAGCGCACGACCACAGCGAGGCCGTCCGATACGAGCTTGCCAAGCTCGAAAAACTCGACGCGCAATGCTGGGTCGTCAACGCCGCCGAAAAATATTTGGAGGACAGGCAGTGACGCGTCTCACGATCGCAGGCATATACCTGCTGTTGCTCGTGCTAGTTCTCATGTTCAATCACGGCGCGCATAGGCATTGATTTTCACACCGGTTTTCAAAGCCATCCCATTTCGGGATGGCTTTTCTATTGCCCCTTGACTCGGGGCGGGAAGGACAAAGAGCATGACAGGCGCTAGTTTCGCGCGATGGCGCGGCAGCCCGAACCACTACAACGGGCGCAACGGCTACGCCATAAGCCACATCACCTTGCACATCATGGTCGGCACCCTCGCCGGCACCGACAGCGTTTTCCAACGCGCCGGAGGCGCTTCGGCCCACTACGGCATCGGAGGCAGCGGCGAGATACACCAGTACGTGAGCGAGAGCGACGGCAGTTGGAGCGATGCGAACTATGCGAGCAACAACAGCACGGTGAGCATCGAGCACGAGGGCGGCATGGCCGGCGTGCCTTGCACGCGCGCGTGCATGGACGCTTCGGCCCGCCTGTGCGCCGATATCGCCCGCCGCCAAGGCTGGGGCCGCCTGTGGTACGACGGGCTCAACGGCAACGTGTGGCTGCACCGCGAGATACCCGGCACCGACCATTACGGGTGTCCCGACAAGGCCGTCAACGGCCTTGACGTCAACTATGTAATCAACAAAGCCAACCAACTATTAGGAGGTAACGACATGACAAGCGCAGGAGACGTTTGGAACTATGGTATTGGACAGGACGCCACGCCCGGGAAAAACAATCTGCCCGCGTGGATACGCCTGAGCTGGATGCACCACGACACCGCCAAACTGTACAGCATCCTTACGCGCACCGACGACGGCGGCACCAAGGACGGCAGCAGCGGCGACATTTACACGCGCGTCTGCTACATCGACAAACGCGTGCGCGAAATGAGCGCCACCGTCACCGCACAGGCCGCCGCCATCGAGGCGCTATCCAAGGCGTTGGGAACCAACCCGGCCGACATCGCGGCCACCGTGGAAAAGGCCGTGAAAGCCAAACTGGACGCCTTGGACATCACCGTTACCGCCACAAGCAAGAAAGAGGATTGACCACATGACAAGCACCGAACCACAGCACGCAGACGGATACACGCCAGTGTTCCCGGATACCGTGCGCACCATCATCTACGTCGTCGCTTTGATCGCATCCGTGGTCGGCTTGGGCCTCATGAGCTTCGGACATGCCGACATCGGCGGATTCGTCAGCACCGCCGCAGGCATCATCGCCGGCGGATTCGGAGTCGCATACAACCCACTTCGCCAAAACTGATTAATTTCCGGGCGTGAAACTCAAACTCACGCCCGGAAATCAAACTCAGGTGTGAAAAATCGCATGAATAACCCATAAAAGAATATTTTGCACCCTTATGAAACATCGCCCCTCTCTCAGCATTGCTGGGGGAGGGGCGTTTCTGCGTTTTTGGCGGTCACAGCTTCGGGTATGCGCTCCGGTCGAGTTCCGTCACGTCAACAAACTGATTCGACTGTGGGCCGTATTCAGCGCGAAGTCGCCTGTTTGCCGCGCGTCATGGTCACCATTCCTCGGCAAACCGTGCCACTTCGTCCGCCGTGAATTCGACCGTGGTATCTCCGTCGATCTCGCTAAACCTGTATAAGTTGTAGATTGGGTGATAGTCCTCATCGACGGCTTGGTCGCGGTCGATGCTGGACGTGATGCCGTCCATGATGCCTTCGAGCTCCCAGTTCTCCTCGTCGTCCCAAACGTCTTCGATATCCCACTCGCGGATGCCGGTCTCGATTGCCTTGTTGTTGTCGATGAGCTTGACCATTGTTTGTCCTTTCGTTTGCTGACATGATTAATATTACTACTACAGTGGTAATAATCAAGTCGGGCGTGTCGCGTCATCCACTCAGCCCGGCCCAGAAATCATCCAACGTCACACCCAATTCGTCCGCCAGCGCCTTGGCTGTGGAAAACCCCATCAAATGCGGGTCGCGCGCCGACTTCGGACGCGGACTGTCAGACCACGCCTCCCACGCCCACACACGCCCCACGGTACTGCTCCCAATCGCCCGGCACAGATCCTGCTGCGACAGTCCAGTGCCCTCGCGCATCGACCTCAAACCCATATCAATCCTCCTTGCCCAGGTAATCCTGCAATCCGTCGCCAGCCTTGCCATTCAGCCCGCGACGGGACATGTCGTAATAGTCGAGCATCTGCGGACTGTTCCACCCGCCTGCGGCCATGATGTCCCTGTCCGGCACGCCAGCGTCACGGGAGAGCGTGCAGAACGTCCTCCGCAGCGAGTGCGGCGAAATATCCGGCACGCCCACACGCAATGCCACGGACGATACGATGCCCACGGCGGTCTGCTGCCGCAGACGCACGCCGGAATCCTCACGGAACACCGCACCACGCCTACGTCCGCCGATAAGTCGTGCGAGAGCGTCGGACGCCTCGGAGGGAATGGCCACACGCTGGGACCAGTCGCCCTTGCGGTCGAACCGCACCCACGGACGCCCGTCATCCAGATGACAGTCCTCGACATCCAGTCCAAGCGCCTCACCGACCCTCGCACCAGTCAACAGCAACAGACTGCACAAGGCATCCGTCCGCGCATCCATACCACGCGCTTCGCCAAGAAAAAGCCTAGCCTGCTCGCGGGTGAGATACGTGCCACCCGAATGACCATACACTTTCGGCCTGCGCACATGCTCGCCCGGATCACAGTCGATGTATCCCTCCTCGCAAAGGTAGCGGTAGAGGCAGCAAACGACGCTCAGATTCCTGTACACCGTGCTTTTCGCTGCTGGCCGCATGCCGCCGTCATAGGCGGCGAACACCTCGATATGGGTGCGCGTCGCCCGCAGCATGTCGATGCCGTTATCCGCACACCAGCGGAGCCATCGTGATATGACGCTCCGATA